CTTGATTCCAATCCTAGGGATCGTCCTCTTAATGAGAGCAAGACACAGATAGCCATTAAGAATGCTATCATCGTAGCTGACAACGTGATCGCTAGAGGCATTCACATGTCTCCTCAGGAGCGTTCAACGTTCCATGCAATCGTAGCTGCTATGGCTACTGAGGCTTCTCTGGATCCTCAGGCTATGACTATGGCTCAGAGTCTATACGTGCATGTTGCAGGGAACCTGAATGTCCAAGACAAGTTTGGTATCCTTGCTAATGGTGGTACTGACGCTCAGGGACGCTCCAGTATTCTCCCTGTCTTTCTGGCTCTAGCTATGGTCAATGATGACTTTCGTCAGCTGTTGGCTGATATGCCTATGCCTAAGACTGTCCTCCAGGGATGGAATACGCTTGATGGTATCCTTAATAATGCAGGTACCATCTCCATGGACTCCTTGGCTCGTCGTCTGTCTGGAACCAATAAGGCTGCTAATGTCCAAGAAGCTATTGATGCTCTCTCCCTTCAAATCCGTAAGACCACCACAGATCGTGAAAGCCTTATTGATATGCTTAGCAACACCACGAGTGGTGCTGTTGATTGGGTGAATGGTAAGGTTATCCAGGGTGTAGAAGCTTTAGCTGGTGCTACTACTCAAGGTGCTGAAAAGCTGGAGGCTGGAGCTCCTTCCAGACTCACAGCAACCTTGGCAGCAGCTGCTCGTATCACGGAGAAGCTGGTCAATGAACGTGATGCTGATCAGGTAGCTGAAGGCATCATGTCTAAGATCAATCGTATCAAAGGCTTCAGTCCGTTCAGAGATATGGTCACTGATCTTGTTGGTCGTACTAAAAACAATAAGGCTGTCTATGATCTGATCAAGGCTATCCGTTCTCATGTTCAGCAAGATCGTCAAAACTATCGTGATGAAGTTCCTAAGGTCATAGCTGAGAAGTTCAATCGTAGACTCAAGGATACTGAGTGGAGCACTCTGTTCCGTGGGCTTGGTAAGACTGATATTGCTGCACTGAAAGCTCAGTATAGTGTCTCTGAGATCCTTGATCTCATCAGTGATCCTGCACGTATGAACAGGGCCATTACTCAGCTTCAAACTCAACTTAAGCAAGCTGATGCTACCCACTTCAATCTACTCGATCAAAAAGCAAAGCAACTTGCTACCTTCATGATGACTGGTAAGCCTGGTAAGAAGCTTCTGCGTAATGCAGATGCTATTGCTCATCTTCTGTTTGAGCGTACTCAGAGAGGCAGAGCTACACCTGATGCCAACTACATCTCTCAGGTTGACCAGCTTGTGTCTCTTTACGCCCTACAGATGTTGAACCAGGCAGACACTAAGAGCATGGTTTCCTTGGTTCAAAGCGAACGTAAGGGTATGGAGTTTTCGTTGTCCTACCTGGTTGGTCAGCGAGAGGAAGAGACTCGTAAGTCTGCCAGTGGCAGAGCTCGGTTCAATTCCTACAAAGGGTATATTCCTTCTCTTCAGCAAGAGGGTGTAAGCCTTATTGTGGCTGATGATACTGACCATGCTGATATGCTCTCTAAGAGCTATGTTAGAGTTGGTGCTTATATCGGATCTGATGCTGAGGGGGTTGTTGGTCGTAAGAGCTACTACTTTGCACCAGTGTCAGCTCAGGCAGTCTTTAACCAGGGTATCATGCAGAACGTTAGGCAAACTGCTGGTGGCGTAGAAGCTACTACAGGCTTTACCGAAGGCATGACTGCTGGGCGTATTACAAACAAGGCCTCAGTTGACCGTATAACGAAGCGTATGATGCTTGAGGGTAGTAACACCATCGAGAGCCTTATGCCTGTGTACGACAATGCTGGGGTTGTCGTAGCCTATGAAAGAAGCATTAACCCTGATCAGTTATCAAAGCTGAACCATGATACCAATCTGGCTAAGATGATTGGTGTATGGCGTGGTCGTCAGGTTGAAGAAGGTAAGGCCCAAGAGTTCAATGAGGTCTTGGTTGATACCCTTCATACGATGTGGACTAATGAACGCTCTTCCAAGCGTGGTGAGTATGTGAACCTATGGGATGCTAAGACCTTAGCTGATGATCCAGTGCTAAAGGATGCTGTGGCCCTCATGAATGCTGAAACTCGTGCATATGTAGAAGAGAAGTTTGGGGATGAGTTCTGGGTTCGTAGAGACATGCTTAACGATGCCTTTGGGTATCGTAATGCCTCTATAGGTGATGCCTGGACAGGTAACACTCGTTGGGATGAGACCTTCCAAGTGAACTTTAAGAACTTTGCTATCGCCGTTATGGGTAATAGTGCCTACAAGACTCTGGTTAATAGTGAGAAGTTTCTCCAGAAGACTGTAGCCACTGCCAAGACGTTGATCGTGGTTAAGTCGGTAGTGGTTACGGCAGGTAACCTGTTATCAAACATGTATCAGCTGGTTGGTAATGGTGTATCACCTGTGACGATTGCTAAAGCAGCTCCGAAGAAGCTTGCTGAAGTTCAGGCTTATATGACCAGCCGTAAGAAGGAAATTAGGTTAGAAGCAGATCTCCGTGCAACTGAAGGTAATACCCTTCAAGAGCGAAAGCTTAATGCTGAGCTTACGACTATTCGTGATAGCTACAAGCGTATGAGTATTTGGCCATTGATCAAGGCAGGTGAGCTGAGTGCTATCTCTCATGATATCTCTCAGAATGACATGCTTCTTAATGGTAAGTTTGAAGAGTACTTTGAACAGTTGGTTGATAAGCTGCCAGGTCCTCTTCAGACGGCTGGTCGATATGCTCTGATCACAAAGGATACAGCTCTGTTCCAGGGTTTATCTAAGTCGATTGAGTATGGAGACTTCATCTCTAAGGCTATCTTGTATGATCACCTGACGATGAAGAAAGGTCGTACGTCTGAAGAAGCCTTGGGTCATATCACTGAAGAGTTTGTTAACTATGATAGACTTCCGGGTAGATTCCGTGGGTATGTAGAGGGGATTGGGATGTTGTGGTTCTGGTCATTCAAAATTCGATCCGTGAAGGTCGCTATTCGTATGATCCGTAGGAACCCTCTTCGTGCTTTAATGGCCGAAGTCCTGCCTCATCCTGCAGGATTAGGTTCTCCTCTATGGGATAACCTAATTGGTAAATTAATGAATGGAACACTAGGTTATTCTGTTGGACCTTTTATGGGCTTTAGAGCTTTAATGTTGAATCCTTGGTCTAAACTAGTGTTCTAATACAAAGAAAACCGGCTCAAGATAAATCTCTTGAGTCGGTCTCTTTTGTAGTCTTGATTCCTGTTGGTTCGTCTTTTCTCAATAAGAGCCAACAAAGGAACCCAATGATAAGACTAGCTGCGATGTATTGAGCCAAGATGGCTATGGCCAACGACATAGCTAGAAAGATGGCCACAGCCAGAACCCCTACTAAAAGGGCTCTGGCAGTAGTCATTGTCTTAGCTACCAGCAGGTGTAGTAACTATGTTCACCGGCTTACGCAGGTTTCCAAAGATACCACGGATCTTCGCAGTCTCAGCAATAGGCTCAGGAATAGCTTCCACAGCCTCGGCAGTAGCAGCCTGCTCAGCAGTAGCTTCGGTGGCAGTTGCCTCGACAGTGGTAGTATCTTCTACCTTAGTCTCAGTCACAACTTTAGCCTGTTCCTCGGCTGCGTACTGAGCTTCCAGGGCCTGACGCATCTCAGTAGCAGTCTTAGGCTGATTCAATAGTTCAACCGGAGTGTCGATATGTTTGACAATTCCTTGCTGCTTAAGGGGAACAATCTGAATATCAGCTACTGGATGAGTAGTGACAGTATTGCTCGTGATGTCAATGACAGCTTTGAAGCCCGCCTCACCACGAGTAGCAGTCAGGTCAACACTGATATTCTGACCTTCTCGTAGGTTGATCTGGCTCTTGATATAGTTCTGGATCGCCAGCTCGATCTCAGACTGTACGATAATAATCTGCATAATATTAACCTTGTTCAAGTAGTCTCATGAGGTTTTGAAATAGGGGGGTATGTACCCCTGCATGAATGGAAGCAATGGCATCTGCTAGGTGTTCTGTCTTAGCTAGGATTCTTCCCTTTTGACGAGGGAAGTCTGCTTCAGGATAAAGCTCTACGGCCATGTCAATCATTTGTTGTTTTGTGGCGTTCTTGTCGCCTGTAAACACTTTCTTGACTTCTAAGGCAGTAACCTCAATCAGCTGAATACCTTCTGCACGGATAGTGCCTAGGATCCCTACACAGATACCATAAGATGCCATTGCTCTAGCTGACTGTGAACCAACAGGGCACTCTACAAATACAGCTTTAGCATTACGAGCAGCTTTCAAAGCTTCTGTGGCTAACTGCTCTGCTACATACAAATCTGTAGAGTTTTGTCTGACCTGTTTATGAGTCAGCTTTTCTGGTTCAATCAGAACCAGCTTAGGTGTACTTAGAAATCCTGTGGTGAGATCTAGCTCAGCACTAGCGATACCCCAGTGTGTAAGGCTTGGGTCCATACCCACCACAGGAATCTTCATAGTTCACCTTTTTACTTAGAGCCAAACAAGCTCGTACGAGCCTTCCCATTAGCAGGAGGCTGCGGTGCTCCAGCCTGAGGACGACCAGCCTTGGGGGCAGTCTCACCGTCCTTGATGGTACGCTTATCTCGGGTGACACCCTTGTTGCGTTCTTCCCAGGCATCCCAGAAGGCAGGCTTCTCAATACTATTACGGGCTTCCACAACCGACATACGAGTTTCAGTGTGAAACACCTTCTCGATGGTATTAACAAAGCGATCTTCAGCAGTGGCAACGTATTCATCACCCTGCTTAACCGTCTTGTTCTCTCGGGTCTTAACGATACCAAGAGAGACAGTCTTACCAATGAGACCAGTCAGAACCGGAACACTTTTCGGGAGTTCCTTCTTGGCTTCGACATCGTAGACCTTGACCATCTTCTCTTCAGCCACCTGGTCCGCAAGCGGATCACCAGAGGTCACAAGACAGATGTCATCGATAGTCGTGAAGCCAGGCAAGGGAACCCGCTTCGAGTTGTTATCCTTATTGAGGAACCAGTTTTCACCCTTCTTATTGGTGATATAGATGGTCTCTCGGTATTCACGGCTACCAGCATCAAACAGCAGAGTGATGCTACGAGCACCAGACGCAGCCTGACCAGCATAAGCCATCTTGATGGTACCAGTATAAACACCTGTCTCAAGTGGCTGAAAGCCACCTAAGCGATCTTGGGATTCCTCAAGACCTTCGGACTTCAAATTTCCAAAAAGCGACATGTTAATTTTCCATGTGGTTGTTAGTTTAGGCCTTATAGAATTCTTCTAGATGATCCAGAAGAATCTGAACATCGTTATCCATGAAGGTCTGACTCTTATCGAAGAGCCCCATAGGAGAACGGATACGCTCACCAACGGTAACCTTAGTCTGACGTGTCTGGAATACATGTTTGTACCCCAGTTCTTTATCCTCCTCAGAGATGTTCAACAGAGAAGAACTATAGCCGTTCAGATCCTTGATAGTCATTCGCTTAGCTGCAACAACGCAGGAGAAGTAGGCTTCCACGCCGTTATTCTTAAGCGAACCTTTAATAGGAACTGAGGTTTTCATCTCCATAGCTTTCTCATCCAGGTCATCTCGGACATGAGCTGTGAAGACGACAGGCTTACTGAATGCTGTAACCTTCTCTTGCATTAGCACCTTAAAGAATGTGGAGAAATCACCCCAAGCCTTCATGGTATTTGCTGATGATAAGACATATTGAGTTTCAAACATATCCATTAAGAAGGTCAGACTATCTATGATAATACCATCAACATCTTTATTATCAGTCCCATGATCAAAGGCTTCATGAACCTGATAAGGATCTGTAATTCGGTAACTCTCAAAGTTGTTCTTGAACGGTAGACGCTTACCTGCTTCACAATTCAAGTACATCCATCGGTTTTGATTCCGAATGTTCCGTAGAGAAGCTGACTTACCAGCAGCTGAAAATCCAGCCACCAGAACCAACTGATCATTGGTTTCACTGGACATGATAGAACCCTGCATACTCAAGCTTATCATAAGTAAAGTGAGAACGTAGGTTATGTCTTCCTACGCTACAGCTCACATAGAAACCTAAAATAGGATCATTCTGCACAATCCTATTGACTCCTTCCATCATACATTGATGGCTTTCATCTGTTGACAGGATAGATCCCTCCTTAACCTCAGACACCTTAGCCCAAGGTCGTAACTGTTTTTCAGACATGACTAGCCTTTCTTTTCCAGAGAGAATCTCCGAGCCGAAAAACAAACTCGGAGACCCTATCTTGTTGAACCAATGAGATCAGGTAGTCTTATTCTGGATACGTTTTGCAACGGTGACTAGAATAGTGTTATCGATCTCAGTAGCTTCTAATGGTTCAGATAGCTTCAGGTTGAATGTGTGTACCTGTTTGGAAACAGATAACAAGTCCAATCCACTATCTACCAGAGCCAAGGCATACTTGATCATCTGGTTGCTACGATTACCAGATGAGATTCTCTGGGCAAACCATCGTTCCATGTTATCCATGGATCCAATAGCCTTCATATCCTTCTGATAAGCCTCGTTCTTAGCTGTCTTAGGGATAAAGGGTAACGCATCAAAGAGCTCACCTTCCACGTTGTAGTGATAGGATCCTCCTTCGAAAGTTTCCCACTTCTTGGATCGCTGATTAGCAGATTCATCAGTCTTGAATGGTAGCCAGGCCATGACACCATTCATGAACTCCTTGAACTCACTAGAATCAAGCTCAAGGCAATAATTGATCGGAATGATCAACCGGAATCGGTGCTCATCATCGGTGTGTCGTTTGGTGGTATATGTTAGGAACTTGATATCCTTAAGGAGATCATGTGTCATATCCAAACTAATACCACCATCAACATCCAACACAATTAGATTGAAGCCTGGGATTACATTTTCCTCAGCTCTATGATTGTTCTTAAATTGATGGTTTGCCCAATGCATAGGAGAACCACTTTCTTGAGCTGCTTGGGTCAGATTATATAGCTCATTAAAGGGTACCTCTTCAGGTTCGTAGTTGTATGCCCAATGGTCACTGTAAGAGATTCGAATTTTCTCAAGGTCAGTCTCTTGTAGAGCCTCACCCTTATAAAATTCAATCCCATCAGTGAAGGTCTTCTTAATGATAATATGTCGTTTATACCCCCAAGCTGTAGCAAGAGTTATGAGCTCCTGTCTCTTAACATTGGTCTGAGGATAGAAAGGTAATGCTTCCACTAGGTCAGCATGAGTGACTTCTGTATCCACAGTAGCAATGTACTTTGCTAACCTCACATAAGACTTTTCTCGTGTGAGGATGGTCTGAAAAGCTTCACCAGATTCTTCAGTCAGGAGAATACCCTGAAGAAGATGACCCATCTCTACCTCTTGGCTCTGGTCACAGAATGCTAAAGCACCTGCAACCTTTAGAGCCTTAAAATACCGATGACTAAGCTCAGCCTTACGGATTTCTTCATGGTCTGCCATCTTATCAGCTGCGCGTTCACAGTTGATTTTGTATTCAACGAGCTTGATGGCTACAGCATCTTCAACCACCATTTTCCAACCAAACATGCCTGGGTCAGCTAACGTATGGAAGTGAGCTGCCCATGTTTGAATCGTAGATGTGTTCATGGGCTGTGTCAGACGACGATAGATCTCTTCAGCTGTCATAGTGTTGAAGGCTTTACGATCATGCTGACCATACCCAAATAAACAACGTCGAGCATAGCCAGTATCTAGCATAGAATAGAAGACTTCTTCGGTCTTACTACCGTCAAACAACTTTGCCGGTGTTCCAAACAACAGCATGTTCGTTGGAGTCTTACCTTCGATTTCTTCAGCCCGAACGTTTTCATTTGTGTTCTTAGTCAGCTTGTTCTTCACAGTCCCTTGGTCGTAGAGCTCCAAGAAGACATTAAGAACCTCTTGGCTCCCTTCCAGATTGGATCCAATTTCATCGATCTGAAGATTAATGGACCCAGAGTTAGCCAGCAATAGACGATGACGTAGCTGTTTCACTGCTGGTTCAGTAGCTTTGTCAAAGGTAAACGGGTATACGCCCTGGCGTCTATACTCAGTCTGAAGCTTATCAAACTCCTCTTGAGGATCTGTCTGGCTTCTTATGGCTCTATCGTTGGCCAACACCCAAAGATTAGCCTCTGCAAGCACAGGCATAGTGTCTTCAATAAAGCGCTTACGAAAGCCCTTCATGAAGTCTGTCTCAATGATGTTGACAGAATGGCCCTTACCAAATCCAGACGTAGCTAGAGCCATGGCGTAAATGTTTACTGGGATTTCACCACGATCTTTAGTGACCATGGTAGCTCTCATGGTTGAGGCCATTTTGGCTAGGAAGTAGGCCACCTCACAACGGAAAAATCCTCGATCGGTATTCTGGGTCTTATTGCAGAGTACCTCCACGAGCTCTTCAATAGCTGGGTGATGGGTGACTCCCGTTAAATCAATCATAAGGTAACTACCTGTTTTTGCTAATTATATATTCCTGACTTAGGCTTCAGGAAACAGCCTTCGAAATTGAGAACATACTGGTGCTGCATCGCAGTACCCACATCTCTTTGCCTCACCGGGGACAGTGATAATAACCCCTTTTCCGCCTTTCTCAGACTGAAATGTGATGGCATCTGGCATGTTATCGAAGTTTTTCGTAGACCTACCAGAGGTCTTTGCAGGGTCTGCATAGTACTTATAAGCAGGATCACTACGCCAGAGCTCACTGTCAGTGCATTCTGGAATCTCTGATTCTGGAGCCTGCTTATGAGTCATAATCAGAGATAGCTTATTATGGATCCACTGCTCAGTCTCCTTAAGAGACATGAGAAGAATATCCTTATGAGCTACTCTCTGCTGAGGATATCTTGGATTGGTTCGAGCACTAGACTTCTGCCAATCGGTGAAGATGAAATTTACCCTACCGAAATCTTCAGTGATCTTAGGCATAGGCTGAGCTGCATCGATCCAACGGTATAAACTCATCTGAAGACGGTAGTCATCATCCTTACCATCATATACCCAGGTAAACGCAGAGGTGCTTTTAGCATCCTGAACGATACCATCAGTCACCAAATCGAATTTACCCCCAATAGTGTATCCCATGAACTCACGGAAAGCTCGCTGTTCAATAAAAACAGCTATGATGTTAGGGTCAATCTTACGCTCTTCGTCTGTGGGATTCACACGGACACGCTTGATGATATTCTCAGGGTACCCAAGAAGCTTCAAAGATCGTTCATACCCCTTGACCCAAGCTCTCTCAATGGAGTCATGGATAGAGTGCCCTAAGCTCCGTGCAATGAAGTCAGTTATGTCTACCTGACGATCTTGAGAATTGACACGAGAAGGTAAAATGATCTGCCGAATAGGTTTCAGCAACGAGGTAGCTGAAATGTAGTTCTTCATACTTTGATAGTCGTACTCGTCATGAAGTAGCCATACGGCTAAGGCGAGTGACACATCAGACTGGTTGGTAATCATGATAGATTTACCTCAGCTGTCTTTACAAAACGTAAGATACGTTGAGAATAGTGACACATCTTTTCAGCGTCATAGACAGCCTTATGCCCAGGTTTAGGATTACCCTGCCTAGCAGCTGCTGATCGCCATAAAGCCTTGAATAGACAACCTTCATCGAAGGTCATTCCAAGGGCTTGAATGATGTCTTCACACTCTGCCTGGTATGGTACTTGATGTACCCTCTGAGGGTTATCAACATACACCAGGTAGTAGTTCACCAGACCACCTGTAAGAGTAGCTTCAGGCATTGCCTTTAGTCCTAAGCTGTTGCACACGCACACCCTCAGGTACTGCATGAAATTCCTGTTCGGTGAACAGCCCTAGATACATCAAGCCGTTCATCACCACATCTATAACTTCCACAGGGTCTGAATGACGCTTATGGAAGTGCATCTGTAGAGTTTGCTGAGCAAGATTAATTTGACGTACAGCAAACTTCTGTTCAGTGGTGACTACCAAGGCATTAAGACGGATGCTACCCATCTCATTCTCTTTGGTTTGAAACACTATTTCTCCAGCTACCATATAGTAGTGTTTCTTATTTTCTTCACTTACAGTAAGTGGTTTCATGATCTATACCTTTTTATGTTTATTTACAGCTAAGTTTCTATAATTTTAGTTATAATTTCTAGTATTTCATCTTCGGTGGCTCCATTAGGTATCTGTATTTCCTGTTCCCAAGTTGGCCAGAATATACTGAGACCACCACCGATCTTCACCTCATCATGCCAAATGTCAGGATGATCCTGCCATTGTACAGCCTTGACAAGATGCTCATTGACATACGCTAAAGCTCTCACATCATCTCTGACCATGGCATAACCAGCATCATGAATCTGAGCACAAGGTCTGATATCCAATCGGAACTCAGAGTCTCGTACCTTACCCATGAACTCTGCCCAGGCTCTGGAATTGAGCAAACACCAGCTTTGTCCTAGAGCATTACCAGCAGATCTACCCTCAGCCTCAGCCTCATGTGGAGTCTTACTGGTTCCCCTGATGACCTGAGCTAGCAATGGTGTACGAACCCGTAGACCAAAAGCGCCTGTCACATAGCCATCATCACAAGCTAAATCTAGCTTAGAAGCTACCCAATCAATTGAGACCTTATAAAGATCCTTATAGCTAACCTCAATCATCTTAGCCTCTTCCATACTGAATCCACAATTCTTCATCAGTGTGGTGTAGGTGCCTTGGTAGGTAAGAGCGAAGGTTGGAGCCTTGGATCTCTGACGAATAGGTTTGTATTTCTTCTCAATGGAGTTGATGCTTTCCACTGAGTTAGGATCGATGTCTGGCATCTGTTCAGCCCAATAGCTGTATGCTCTCATTGAGTGTCCATCATACCCATCTTTATAGACCTTGAGCTTGTTTGGATCCTTAGTTGTGAGAGCTGAGATTTTGTCCTCGAGAGAGTTGAAATCCAAGCCTACAAAGACCCAACCAAAGATGGCTTCAAAGCAACTCTTAATCAGCTTAGCATATTTTGAGCTAGCTGGAATGTTCTGTAGGTTTGGATCAGATGAACTTAACCTACCTGATAACGTACCACCCAGATTGAAATTACCAAATAGATAATGCCAACCATCAGGACCC